CATCTGACGGCGAGAACCACAGCAGGTTGTTTTTCTTGTCCGACTGCAGGGTGATAGAGATGCCCATGTCGGTGGTCACCACCCCGCCGTCGTCCTTTGAACTGAAATTCTCGTAGTCGCCAGCCACGCTCATCCAGACATTCTGCCCGCGACCGAACACCAGGCGCTCCTTGAAGAACGTCACCTGCGACGGCCACCCCTCCACGTCAGACCAGGCACCGAATGCCCAGCGCGTAGTTGCATTCGCCACCAGCGTCGCATTGTCGGGAATTTGAGACACCACCGTGCCGGTCACCACGGTGCCGGACGTGTAGCCGGTAATCAGCACGTAGCCATAGCCCGGATCCTGGAACTGCCACTGCACGCCAGAGTCGCCGTCGTAGGCCGCCCCTTCAGTATGCACCGGCTTGTCGCCGCCCGTGGTCGCGGCATTCAGGGACAGGTAGTTCTTGCCGTCTGACCGCCGCAGAACGCTGGCGCCAACCGCCTTACCCGGCTCCCACTGCTTCACCGAGAGGACGGACTTCTGCCCAAGGTAGAACAGCGAGCCGACATGCGAAGCGGAGAAGATCGAAGCCGACGCAGTTAGCGTCACGGCGCCGGTAGTCGCCGAAGAATAGACGGTCGTGCTGGTGGCGTTCAGCGTCTTGAACGGTCCGCCCTCTGGCGTGATCGTGGTGAGCGTCCATTTCGTTGCCGAGAAGCGCGAGAGCTTGCGAGGCGCGTAGGACTGAGAGGCGATGTACACAACGTCGTTCGACTGGATAAGCCGCAGATTGAACGTGCCGTCGGAAGCCGTGAGGTCGGCCAGGGTGTACGGGCTCGGGATTTCATAGATGGTGCCGGTGAGCGCATACCAATATGTGGCATTCGGCGGCGCGTTGCCGGTGGTCGCCGCGATGCAGTAATAGTTCACGCCGGCAGACGAAACGAGGTCGCCCACGGCATAGGCCGTCGCGCCATTGTAGGCGGCCACTCCTGAGACATTGACCTGCCCGTGGTTCGTGAAAAAGCGGATGTACTGATTGCCGAATTCCAGCAGGTTTGGTCAGCGGAGTTTTTGACAGCCGTGATGAACCGAGTGCCGCCGCGGCGCTTCACCGGGCCTTGCACGGTCATCAGATAGTTTTCGAGGGTCTTGCAGCCGTTGTTGTATTTCGCCACATCGACGCGGCCCTCGACGGACGGAGAAAGCTCGCCCGCGTTGAATGACGAGAGCATGGGGGCGGCGCGCGGCATTTAGCTACTCCGGGCAGTGGAGAAGAACAGCGCGCCAGCGACCGCCATGGCGAGAAGGTCTGGACCGAATACGATGGCAAGCAGGATGAGCAGGTCTGACATTACAGCCTCCCCAGCATCCAGGAATCGTCGAGCGTCCCCTGCGGCGGCCGTTCGATAGCGTTCGAATTCGCCGCTACTTTCAGCGCGCGCTGATACTCGTCACCGGCTTGGCGCTGCCCTTCGCGCGATTGCGTGATCTCGTAGCAGGTCTCATAGGCAAGTTTTGACGCCATCACCTCCACGAATAGCGGATGCCATGTGCCTGTATCGGTCACGTCGCGCACGTAGCGGACCTTCAACGGAGCGTCGAAATCGCACAGGATCGCCTGCCCCTCGATAGCCCACGGCGAGTCGTCCGCCTGCTTGTAATCCGCCAGGCCAGGCGCGACGAAAATGTCGTTCACCTGCATAAGTTTCAGGTAGTCGTTCGGGAGCTGGTACTGATTGGCGAAGCCCCAATCTGGATCGGTGCCGAGACGCGGCAGGGATGCGCGTTTCAGCGCGAAATTCCAGTAGCGGCCAGCGAGTTCTGCGCGACGCACAGTATCCCAGCACGCCGACAGCGCGCGGGCCTGCTTGTTGCTGTCCGACAGGGACGTGATGCGACCGGCGCCGAGTTTCGTCAGCGCACGGTTGCAGATTTCAACCTGGCTCGCCATGGCAGGTTATGCCTTGACGTTTACTTTGCCGGTTTGCTCGATGTACTCGATGAACTTGTAACAGGCATTGATGGCGGCCAATCGCGCCGCCTGCCCGGACAGTCCATCGCTGGCGAGCGTGTCCCAGTCCACAGTCAGCTCGATGCGCTTGGACGCAGTAGCCGCGCCGGCTGCTTCGGTGACCTGGTAAGACGCCTCTTCCGGATTTGCCATGTAACGACGTGTGGCCATGCTTTATCCCTCCTATGGAGAGAAGGGGCCGAAGCCCCCTCTGGTTAGTTTCCGTTGTCGCAGTACTCGACAGCGAGGCCCACGTTGCCACCGGAACCAGCCGCCGCAGTCAGGGTGACCGCGATGTCCAGCGTGCCGCCCGGATCGGACGACAGGCCGGCCGCCTGCCACAACGGCTGCGACATCTTGTCGATGGAATACGTGGTGGACTCGTTGGTCACGTCGCTGTTGGTCAGCGCAGATGCCAGCGACACCGCAGAGCCGAACAGGGCGGCCGAAACCACAGCACCGCCATCCTTGGTGTTGCGATACACGCCAACATCGCCGGCGCAGGTGGTGATCGCAGCGCAAGACAGCAGCACCTTGCGCACCATCGCCGAGGACGGCACCGCCGCCAGGATGTACTTCGAACCGATGGAGTCGCCAGAAACGGCGGCCACGTAGCCAATGGACGAGCGCAGCGCGCCCTTCTCGATACGACCATCATTGATCACTGCCGGCGTAGCATCCCGGTTCGTGATCGCAGTGGACTTGGTAGTAACTACAGCCATGATAAGGCTCCTTTCAGGATTGGGTCAGAAAGAGCCGCCGCCTGGCGGCCCGTTCAATTAGGCGCAAGGCAGCTCGACAACCTTCTTCTCTTCCAGGCGCGTACCACCGAAGGTGCCGTACAGGTAAACCTGCCACGGCAGACCGGCGAGGTCTTTGCGCTGGGAGACGTCGGCGCTGAGGTCTTGCCACAAGCCCAGGTGCATGCCGTCCTTCGTGTACATCGGGCAGCGGGTCTGCGAGGAACCGTTGACCGGCAGGCGCTCCGAGTGGATGAAATCCACCTTGCCCCAGGACATGACGAAACCGTCATTCACGACCGGGCGCTCGCCGTTGTAATCGGCGTTGATCACCTGGATTTCGTCCATGAGGTTGCGGTTCTGCTTGGCGGTAATGACGCAGTAGATGCGATCTCCGCCAGCCGGATCCCATGCTTCGTTTGCCAGCAGGATTTGAATACCGGCCTTGAGCTTTTCGACGTTCAGGCCAGTAGCGGCCGACGCGCCCTCGGATGCAGATACCTGTTGCGATGCCGGGAAGGTGGTGGAGGTGGAGCCATCGACGCCAGTCTTGGCGGTGCCGAAGAACGCCGTGATGATTTCGTCGTCCATCGCGCGGGACATGGCCGCGTTGCCAGACTGCACATAGGTGGACTGCGGGTCGATCAGCATGCGCAGCTTGTCGATGCTGTCGATCAGGTCGTTCCAGTCGTAGTCGGCTGGAAACACCCAACGGCGGTCGGCCTGAATATCGGCCGGCGTCAGCGCGGGGTAACGGGTCGTGCGACGGGTCGCCACGGTCGGCGAGAATTGGTCAACAGGGACGCCCTGCTTGCCCTTGTACTGGCCGGTCGAAACCGAGTTACGCAGGCGGGAGCCCTTCTGTTGCGAGAGCAGCTGCACGTTGGTCGTGTACTGCTGCACATAGTGCGTGGTTACAAATTGGGACATGATGCCCTCCTAGTGAGAAAATGACTGATCAGGTTCTCGAAGGGCTTGCCGTCTCCGGGCCACTTCTTGCCTGTACGCCAGGCCGCGCGGCAGCTTTGCTGCGTCAGATGGGGCCGGCGTCATCGGCTTGCCCATCATTTCCGGCCGGCCTCTCAGCCTCGCCGTTGACATAGCGCTCTAGCTCCGATGCCCGCACGGTGACGTCTTGCGGCGTCCGGTCGTGCCGATAGCAGAGCTTGAGCAATTCTATCCGAAGTTGCTGTGATTGTGTCAATGATGATGTGGTTTTCGCATCATTGGAAATTGGAATATTTTTCTTGGCGCGCTCGTGGTTATCCATTCGCCGAAGTCTCCGGATACGCCAGCCTCATCAGGTTCTCCATTTCCGTCGCCTTAGCCTTGTCGCCGCCGAGGTAGGCGCTCGTCCATTCGCGGTTCGACTTCAACTCAACGATGCGCTGCTGTGCCTGCGCAGGCGTCAATACCAGACCGCCCTCCCCGCCTTGGTGCACCTTGTGCTCACCGAGGCCGGCGCCGACAGCCGCCATCATCTTCATGAAGTTGCCGGTGCCGATGGCGCGCTCCAACTTAGAGATCATCTCCTGGCGCTCGGCGGCATCCTTCGCTGGCATGAATTGCGCGGCGGCACGCTTTGCCAGCTCGATGTTCTGATCGGCGGCCGCACCCTGCTCGGCCTTCCAAGCGTTGAATTCGTTCTCGGACTGCACGGCGAACTGCTGGTCGGCCTGCTCCTGCATGGACGCCATGTGGGCATTCCACTTCTCTGCGAGCTTGGCCCCCGCCTCGGCCGGGATGCCGGCTTCATGCATCCAGTTCGCGGCCTCTTTCGAGAACGCTGGATCCATGCCATGCGGCACCGGGAGATTGTAGCCGTCCGGTTTCTCAGGCACGCCGAGCTTCTGCAGGAAGGCCTGCTTCTGCTCTGGTGTGGAATTATCATCAGGCACCACCAGCGTGCGGCCCGCCTTGTCGAAGCCGATCAGCTTCTCGAGGTTGTAGGCGGACTCGACCGCCGACATGGGATCCTTCCAGCCTTTGGCCTCGGCCCAGGTGCGAACCTCCGAATTTTCCAGCTTGCCGAACCAGGCGTCATTGGCAGGTGCCGCAGTGGGTGCGGCTGCCGCTGCGGCTGCGGAAATAGCCGCCGCGCCGCTGTCCGTTACCGGATCAACGGAAGCGGCAGCAGGTGCGGGATTACCGGAAACAGCGCCGGTATCGCCGGAGAGTGCTACGGCTGCGTCAGTCATCTTCGAAAGTCTCCTTCAGTTCCAACAGTTTCGCATCGTCTAGATGCAGGTGATGTACGATCCGCCAGAATACCTCCTGGCGCCCCGCTGCCATGCCGGTCGCGTACACGTCCGTTTGCCCGTTGCTGGCAATCACGATAGGCGGCTCGCCGGCTTTACAGAACCGCCGCAGATCGGCCAGCACGACGCGGCCAGACTGGCCGGTGGTCTCGAACACGGCGCGGTAATGGGATCGGCGACGGATAATCCGTTGCCAGAGTTCCTGCAGCTGGCTCAACGGTACACGCCGTCCAAGCCAAGCGTGCGACCGGCCTGCACGCTGTCGCGCGTGAGAACGCCTTCGGTGGTCACCACGGCGGCGAGGTCCGGGCGTTGCTCGAACATCGCGCGCGCTTCGGCGACGGTGGGGTGGTCTGCTTGGGGTGTGGGCGCCGCCGGCTTCTCAGCACTGGCGGCTTTCTTGGTTGCCATCTCGCTATCCTCCTAGTCCCAGGTCAGGCGCCACCTGGTTGGGCGCACTGGCGGCAAGCGAAGCAGCCTGCGCCATGTCCTTTGCAGCGCCCGCAGCGACCGGGGCGGCAGCGAGTAATTGCTGCGCCTGCGCGGCGGATGCCTGCTGTTCCTTGAGATCGGTTACCTCTTCGTCGGAGCGGATGATCTGCTCCGGTACGCCGTTCACTCGTGCGAGGAATTCGGCCGCCTTCTCGACGTCGAAGCGCAGCATCACCGAAGGATCGATCTGCGCGAGCGGCGCCATGCTGTTCAGAGTCTGCAGGATCGCGGCACCCGCGCCGGCCTGCTGCGCCTGGTTGAGCGGCGATTGGTACTCAATGTCGTACTCGCCGCCGTCCATGAAGTGCTCCACCAGCGCGCGCGGCATTTCAGGCAGCACTGTCCCGGTGCCGGCGTCGG